GTTTCAATGGTGCCGTCAGCCTTAGTCGTTGTTTCAATACCTTCGACTGGGCTGTTTGCTATGGCCAAGCACTCAGCCGCAATAGCATCGTATCCAACCTCACGCGCCCGCGCGATGGCGAGGGAAAAGTTAGTGTCTACTAACATCCAATCTCTCACTGTACTGTCGTGCGCCATGTGTTCATCCCGGCAGATCTGCGCCAGTGGTTCGCCCTTACTCAGCCGTTCGCATATCTCAGCGGCAATTTCAGCGGTGAACTTGCTTGGTCGGCCCCTTTTTACCGGAAGTTTTGCTTTTTCCTTCATTACACAGCCTCCACAACCCGCACCACGCGCGCACACCGGGTGCGTCCAGAGCAGATGCTTTTCACCGTCGGCACCGGCACCTCAAATTTATCAGCCAGCCAGCGGACGGATTTACCTTCATCCCGCAACTCCAGCAGTAGATCCACCTCATGGTCCGTCAATACCGCCTTGTGGTGCGACTCCCCGACGCGCTTACCAGATTCCCCAAACATAAACTTGCGCCGGGCTATGCTGGCCTGGGCGCGCAGCAGTGAGGAAATTGGCGGGAACGGTAGTGTTTTGCTTGTGATGTTCATTGCGTGATTCCCTCAAATAAGTCCATCTGGTTCTCTTCAAAATATCCCTGTTTCGCCCTTGTTTGTCCAGCGCGGAATGCTCTACTTTTCGTAGCGGGAATCTGCATCTTTCTTGCGCAGACTGGACCAAACGATGCGCGGCCTACCGTGGCAGCAGCTTTGAGTAGCAGGCGGTGGCAACTGGCGCACTTCATGGCACTGCCCTCCACTTGCAGCCGGTGCAGCCCTTATCGGCTTGGCCCAGCGTGGTCTTTGTGTACTCGCAGGCCTTGCTCATGCGAAATGGCGATGACACCATCCGGGGCGTGCGAGTCACTCCATCCATGAAATGCCCATCCTGCACAGGCACGGACTCCTTGAACGGCTTGCGGTCGTGACAGCCGTTTCGGTAGGTGGTCGTGTTCATTGCATAGTCCTGTCTTGTGCTCGGTTGTTCGCTGACTGGGTGCGCCATATTTCAATCCTGGCCTGGGCGGCGATCAGATCCCAGCGAAGCTTTTCCTCCACCTCGATTGCAGCCCTCAGGCCACCCAGCAGCCCTAGATAGTCCTCATGGGCATAGGCGTACTGTTCACGCTCCACGGCAGACTTGGCTTGCGACTGCGCCATGAGAAGCGCCTTCTTCGACTTGCGAAATTCCTCAAGGTACACACGCTGCGCCTTGGCTGCGGAGAACTTCCCGGCGTTGGCCAGGATGTAGTCCACGGCTTTGTTGGGGTCTTTTAGGTCCTCCGTCATGGCTTGATCCGGTATTCGTAGAAGTAGTACTTACGGGTGAGTGCGGCCATCGCCATCTCGGCCTCGGCGGTGGTTCTGTAGGAGCCTGACTTGCTCCAAACACGGTCTTTCCCGGAGAATCTGTGCCCAGGGGCATATCTATGCTCCACGATCACCGGGCGCGACTTCTTGCTCTTGCCCGGCGCGCCGCGCTGATCAACGATACCCAGGCGCGCAGCCTTAGCCTTGAGGCCTTGTTCGCGGTAGCTGCTCATGCCATCATCCCCAAGTCCCAAACGCTGGATGCCCTGACGCGCATAGGTGCAGCCTTGCGCGGTGCTGGCCGTAGCTTCTCGCGCCAGTCTTGCGCGGCTGCATACATCGTCGGGCTCACGGATCGATCAGCCGTGAGCAACCCCATCCGCACCAGGCGCTGCAACAACTTGCTAGCGCGGGCTGGAGGCCGGTCGCACAAGCCGGAATCGACCACATGATCCGTGCTCAGTGGCCCAGTGCGCTCCATCGCGGCACACAGTTGCACAATGTCGGCACCTACTGGGCGGCTCATGCTTGCACCTCTTGCAGTTTCTGCTTGTAGTGCCTGGCCTTGTCGCCGTCCTTGTGCGCGCCTTCTTTGTGCCCAGCACGCATTGAGTACTTGATGATGTTGCCCTTCAAGAAGCCTCTAAACTCCTCGGGCGTGAGTACGGCCTCCATCACATCCCACGGCTGCATGGGCATGTCTTTGTAGTGGGTGCCGTCTACCTGGGTTGCGTCGGCGCTGACATGCTCCCACTCGGACAAAGGAGGTAAAGGCGCGTGTTCTGGCTTGTTCAAAGCAATTCTCCCTGTTGTTCCGTGACTGCCTGGCGGGCCTTCTTAGCCGCTGCCTTGCGCTCTTTTGCTTCGCGGACCAGTACATCGGCACGCACCAGTGGGCAACCTGGCTCGTTCGGTGCGATGGTGTATTCATGGCCCTGGTAGGTCATGCCGCCGTAAAACCGGGCTACGGATAGCTGGGTGTGCAGCCAGTTAAATATTCGTTCGGGTGCGGCCAGTTGCTGCCCAGATTGGGCGCGGACAGCGGGCGTAAATCTTGCGAAGGTCATAGCTGTGCTTTCAGTTCACGGGCCTTAGCCGTGTAGGTCTGTTTGATGTGCTTGAGGTCTTCGATCGAGTAACGGCGGGGCGTTTGGTCGGCCTCGATGGCATCCACAATCCCGATTCCGTAACGGTGAATCAGCCCCAGGCGGTAACCCACCACGTTGCCAGCGGCGTACCGGTTGCACTGCTTGAGCTGGGCGTGCACGTTGCGTTCGTCAAAGCGCAGATGCGGCGCAGCGCCCCGGCTGCGGTAGTGGCCAGCATCAAACTCGCCGCCGTGCACCATGCCGCTACCTGTGCGTCCGCAGCAAATACAAGGCTTCCCGGCATCCCTGGCACGGATGTATGCATTGAATGCAACCTGCGCATCCTTGATCCACTCGCTGCGGGTCTTGAGCTTCTCCAGCTTGGCCCGGGTTTCCTTGCGGTTGACCGACTCCAGCAGCTTGGCCTTCTTGGCGGCTTCGGCACGTACCAGCGTCAGGGCGCACAGTGGCGAACAGGCGCGGGCCAGTGGCCGAACTGGGGTGAACAGAGCTTTGCAGCACTTGCATGGCTTGGGCTTGATGGTGGCGATCATTTACGCTCCCTCGGCTCGCAAGCCAAGTCCAACCCCTTCGCCAGCCGCCGAATCTCGATCTCGGCATGACCCTGGGCAACCCAGGCGGCCAGCGCAGCCCGGCAGCGGGCGGCTATCACTTCGCGCGGTAGGTTGAACCGCTGGATGCGCTGTATCGACCGCGCGCCGCAGTACACGCACCCCAGCGAATGGCGCGCATAGGTCGGCGTGGCGCTGGAAGCCTGGCAGGGTTGGCATGTCATCCATTTAGCACCTTGGTTAAGAGAAAACTTCCCTGTTTCATTGAATTGCCTTGAGCTGGACAGACCTCGCCATTCCTGGAAAAGCCTTCACACGTACTTGCCTCTCGCAGTTACATGACCCGCCAGACTTTCGGTGCATGGGCTCTGGCTTCGCCACCCATTGCTGTATCTCAGCACCTATCCCACAGTTCAGCTATCCCTTGGGGCCTGTCGTTAAACTACTACCGACACCATCCAAGCGGCATTTTTTGAAGGACATGCTCCTTTGTCCGGCTGGGTTCTGGGTCCCACTTATGCCTAGGCTAACCTTGGTCCTAGCTCCGTAATGCAAAAGGCCTCTAGTCTCTGCTCACCATGCTGACACATGTCCCTTGCGGGTAAAAAAGCAGAAGCTAGAGGCCTCTTGTTAGCGTGTCAGCGCCTGTTTGAATTCTAGCCTAATTTCTCAAACTCACAAGCCACTTTCGTAAAATTTGTGACGTTTGAAACGTACCGTGCAGTTTGTGCAGATCGTTGATGTCTTGCCCCAGCTCTGGCGGCATGTAATAGGGTAATCCAGCCCCTATGGCGGCTTTTTCTCCAGCCCCCGATGCGTCATGGTCCGCAACGACGAAACCGCGTCCTGAGGCCTTTGCCATCGTCATGAGGTTGTGCGCGCTAAAACAGATTCTGATTCGATAGCGCAACCGTAGCGCTTTCAGGCACTCGCGCAAGCTAAGGCCGGATGCGTAGCCTTCGACGAACCAATCTTGTGCGCCTGGGCCATCGTTTGAAATTACGTGCTCAGCCCCCGATGTACGCTGGCCGGTTAAAAACTTCTTGGCCCCTTCGCGGTCGATCAATTGCACACCAACCAAATGCGCGCCCACCCGCATCGGAATGCATAGCAGATTATTAGCCTCGTCCGGCCACCATACCGGCCCCACAGCATCCATCCACCCCTTGGAGTGTAGGTAGGCGTGCTTTTCCGTCTTGGCCTGGTGCAGTATCCATGCTGCCTTCTTTGCCGCGTTCTGCTGTGACAACGCCAGGGCCTTGGCCGCCTCTGTGTTGCGTTCTGCCTGCGCGATCCGCCTAGTTTCTATTTGTGCCGCAGTCGGCTTTTGATACTTGTCATCATCTCGCCAGCCGTTGGCCTTGGCCTCGTGAAACACCGATCCAATGGACACACCAACGCCACGGCATGATTTCCATACTGCCTTGGCTGCGCTGGCCTTGTAGGCATCTGATTGCTGGCTCCACCGATCCCAAATAGCAAAACCATCCTCCCCCAGTTCCGCCTTGATGCCCATGGCACAACGTAGCCATGTATCCCTGTCGTCTGCCCCGATGAAATTCAAGGCCGCTTCAATGCGATTGATCATGCGTTCAACCCCTTCGACTTCGCACGGCGGATATTCTGACTAGTCAACCATGCTCGCACAGCCTCCCCAGCTGGTTTAGGTTCAGGTTTTGCCATGGATGGTCCTACGCCAAATTTCTCTTTGTACTTGTAATACGCTGATCCTGGGTTGTGGCCGCGCTCCATCGCATACCCCAGCAACTGCGCATAAAAATCGGCCTTGAACTCTGCTGTAAATTTTTCCGCCTTGCGTTTGCCTGGGCCTATTTCTACCATCTCACCCGCAACCGCAATCACATCATTACGTTTTACTCGGACAAAACCACAGTGCTTGCATACGTCACCACCACCCCATATCACGCTGCATTTTGGGCACTTGGCCGCTTCTTTTTGCTGCTCCGTAGGCTCTTTTTTTGGCTTTACATCTTGCCCTTGATTTAGCTCTTGCACCCCATCGTGATAGAGCTTGTCCCAGTCATCCGAAAACCGCAACCAGTTCCCCGAGTTGTCTTGAATCACGCACATTTTTTTGTCAGGGTGAATGCGTGCGCCACGGCCAACTTGTTGCACATGCTCTGAAAAGCTTTTCTTCAATGGGCGGGCCAAAATCACATAGTCAACATCCGATTGGTCGAAACCTCGGCTCAAAATAGCTACAGAAATAAGCACCTTGATTTCGCTATCCGGCTTCGCAAAATCTTTTAAGACTTCATCGCGATATTCATCGTCATCCTCAGAGCTAATCTGGACAGCATTGATGCCAACTTCTTGAAACTTTGTAACTAATTCCGCCCCATGCGCAATGCCGCATGAAAAACAAATCGTCTTGCGGTACTCGCCAAATACATCGTTGGAAATACGCACATAGTCTGCAACAACATCGCCAACAATTTGCTGGCCACGCTTCTCCAAATCGTCTTTCTTCCATTCCCCGGCCACTACTTTTAACCCACTAGTATCAATCTCTTTGGCTACGAAAACCCGGAATGGAACCAGGAAACCATCCTCGACCAATTTCGCCATTGTGGTCACGCTGACCACTTTGGAAAAGTGCTTTCCTATAGCAGGATGAAAGGGGGTAGCAGTTGCCCCAATAATTCTCAGATTGGGCTGTCTCTCTATCAAGGCGATGATCGACTTGCGCATGGCGGCGTGCAGCTCATCAATAAAAATGAGGTCAACTGCAGGCAAGGATTCCATGCGCTCCAACGTCTGGGCGCTGGCAATCTGAACGCGCCGGTCAGGTCTAAACCTCCAATGCCCAGCCATCAAGATCCCATGGTCAATACCTGAGTTGTCCAAGTGCTTGGAGAACTGTTCCACGAGAATGCGGCGCTCGCAGACAAACATGATTCGCGACCCCTTATCCATCGCTGCTCTAATCATGTGCTCCATGATGCGGCTTTTCCCAGCCCCGGTAGGTGCAGCCAGAACTTGGCGAGTGTGTTTGTCGCGGAATCCTTGCCGCAGGGATTCCACAGATTCAGACTGGTACGGACGTAGCTCTAACATAAAAACTCCTTGAAACAACTACCGTCATTTATGGCCGACGGCGTGGCCTTGAATCACTTTGCTTTCAGCTTTTCCAGTTCCTTACGGTTCATCTGGCACTGTCTTTTTAATTGAGCAACTTCTGCCATTAGTGAGTCGCGGGAGAGATAAGCGGCTTTGAGGGTGGCAGACAAAGTTTTTACTTCAGCGCGCAGTTCAGCTATGAGCGCTGCGGCCTGTTGTTTTTCTTCGGCGGGGATGTCGCCCATGCGGGCCAATACCAGTTCCGATTGCAACTCGCTAATTTGATCATGGGCCGCGTCCAACTCGGTGTAGTCGGTCGGTTCGGCGTGTACTGGCTCCACCACGGGTGCGGGCTTAGGTAGCGGCTGGGTAATCGCGGCAGCTTGCTCGGCGGCAGGCATCGCGGCAATCTTGGCGGCTTTGGACAAACCAATATCGCCACGGCGCACAGCCTCTTGCACTTCAGGCGTACCGGTGCGCTGCACAGCTTTAGCTTGTTCAATGGTGCGTCGTCCAGCACCCGCAATTTCGGCAAGTTCGGCAGTTGTCTTGGTTAACTCCGCACTCAGTGCGGAGTTACTTGGGCGGTTAGATGGATGCCAGGTATACACAGCAGTTGCGGCCATTGCCAACTGCGCGGCGGTAATGTGCCGACGCGCCCGATTCTGCGCCAGAACAAAGGTGCGCGGGTCTACGCCATCGGCCAATTCAACCGATGGGCAGGTTTGTCCGTGGGCTTCGGCGGCGTTATATCGGTGCCAACCATCTAGCACCATGCCATCCAGTAAAGTAATTGGGTTCTGAACTCCAATATCTGCCACGCTATCCAACAGTGCTTGGTAGTCCTCTTCTGGCATTTCAGGGAAGGCAGCGCTTAAAGGGTGTTGCTTCATATGTCCAATCAAACTAAATGCGAAAAAGATTCATAGCTTACAACGCGCTCAATGGTGTTGACATGCACGCCGTATTTTTTGGCCATCGCGGCATTCGACAAGTTCTCGGCAATGAACTTGCGCAGGTTTGCCCGCTGCCTGGCAGCCGAACGAATGTCGATCACAT